CGAAATGATTACCATGAGTATATTATCAAGGGAGAGGACATTGTTTCTAAACTCCACGTTAGATATTTGCCCGTAGACGGCAAAGAGATGTTTTTAGCATGGACAGGGTATGAAAATAAGCCGACACCCGATTCATCAGATGAAGGGAAAATAGATATTTATGACAAAAATTGACCCATATTTCAAGAAAGGTTAATATAGTCGAACATACAAATATAATATCATGCAGTTAAGGACACCTATGTTTGGAAGTGACTTACATAGTGGGGGAGAACTTGTTATTCTCAAGGAGGATAAAGATACAGTAATTGCAGGTTACGCATCAGTAGATGTTGTAGATAAGCAAAATGATAAGATTACATTGGGCGCAATTAAGGAAGCGGCTGATAAATTCATGAAGCAAGATAGATATAGAAATGTGATGATTACACATTCTAATGTTCAGGTCGGAGAAGTAGTAGACCAATATACAGATTCCAATGGTAAAGTCCTAAAAACAGGCGTTGATGATACGGGGTTTTTTGTAGTGATAAAATTAAGAAATGATATTGAGAAAGCGAAAGATGTTGCGAGGGATATTCGTCGTGGCAAACTTCGTTCTTTCTCAATTGGTGGTCAAGCAATTAACAAGACCAATAAGTATGATTCTGATGCAGGAACATACAAAGAAATTGATAAACTTGAATTGCATGAGATTACCATTTGTGAAGAAGGGATTAACCCCGAAGCCAAATTTAATATTGTAAAGGAGGACAAAAATATGAGCGAAATTGAAAAAGCACTAAGCGAGTTTAATGAAGTAATGGCAGAACTTAAGGAAACTATCCTAAAGGAAGAAGGTGACAAAGACATCGAATCTATGGATAGTATGCGACGAGAGGAAGAAGCCGACATCCAAATGGAGGATGTTGATGATGAAGAAGCAACAAAGGCTGATTATGATGACGATAAAGGAACATCCGAAGTAGAAACTGAGGATTATGAAGCAGGTGATTATGATATGAGTCAAAAGGCTGAGGAAATCTCAACCCTAGACCTATCACCATCTAACATCGAAAAGGCATATGAAGCATTTAGAGCCGAAAAGGAAGAAGAGAGAGCCTACGCAGTTATCAAGGAACAATTTGAAAACCGCTACAAGGAAGAACTTCGTGTTGAAAAGGCTGAGTCTGAAAAGGCTAAGTTTGATGCACAATCCGCAATCGGTTCTCTTGCTAACGAACTAAGCGAACTAAAGAAATCTTTGGAGAGCGACGTTATTGCAAAGGCAGAACAAAGAGAGGCTAATACCGTAACTGTTGGCGATATTGCTAACATGACATGGGAAGAAGCCCATAATGAATTTTCCCGTTTGAAGGGGGGTAACTAAACATGAGTGGATATTTTAAGACTATCGGAGACATGGAGCGAGCGACCTATGGTATAGGAAGCGACAACATTTTGAAATCAACAGGAATTACTACGGGTATTGAGGGGGCGCACTTTGATTCCGCTACATCCCAAACAACTGAACTTTACAACATTGTATTTGGACAAAAAGTTTGGTCAATGATTAACCGTGAAATGAATGCACTTTCTATGCTTCCTAAGAAGCCGTGGAAGTCTAGCGGTTGGAGAATGCTAAAGTCCCGTGCTATTGGCGGTAATGATGATACTTTCTCGGTATCTGACGCTGATGATTTGGGAGGACAACCTGAGAATCAAGCACTTTCTAGCATTACTAACGTAAAGCCAGATTACACAACCCTAACTGTAACTCCAAAGACTGTTGCACATACTTTTGAGATTTCTGAAATTGCTCAATTGATGGCAGGAATGGATGACGGTATTGGCGACCTTCTTGCTAACTACCGTGAAGAAGTTGGAATTACTCACGCAGAAGTTATGAATGCAATGGTTTTGCAGGATTTGACTGCTACGGCAGGAAAGGGTCTTGACCATTCTGGCTTTAGCGGTGTAGATAATGCTCTTACATCTTTGTATAAGATTATTTCTACTTTCGCTGAATCAAATGCTATGCAAAATTACGCAAACAAACTTGAATTGTATGGACAAACAAGAACAGACCCATCGGGCGTTTCACCAACTGAATACCTTGAGTCTTACGTTGATTCTAATTCTGGTACAGATAGAAACCTAACCGTTAATATTCTAAACACTGCTTTGAGAAACCTCATGGCAAGAGGCGGAGACCCTAAGGTTATTCTAACTGGATATGATACAATTCAAACTTTGGGTGAATTGCTACAAGCACAAGAAAGATTCATGGGTCGAACAGAAGTTGTTCCTTCCCATTCAGGAATTAAGGGTGTTTCTGGCCGAGAGGTTGGTTTCCGTGTTGCTACTTATCACGACATTCCTATTATCCCAGTTAAGGATATGCCGAATGGTGGAGCAGGTCTTTCAGATATGCTAATTCTAGATACTGACCATTTGTTCCTTTGCACACTAAAGCCTACTGAATACTTTGAAGGTGGAATTAATGCAGATGTTTTCGGACACGGAAAGTTGGGTCATCGAGGACTTTACAGAACTGTTGCTGAAACTATGTGTACTTACTTTAGAGGACAAGGAAAGATTATTGACCTACAATGAGGTGATTTAATTGGCACATACAGTAACACAATTAAATGACCATGCAGGTTTTTCTGGACCTAAAGTTGTTGGACATGAGTATTATTCTGACGCTTATGTAACAGTAACAGTAGTAACAGCAGGTGGAGAAGTAATTAACGCATCTGATTTTGGACTATCATCTATTAGTCAAGTAGTTTTGACGGGTAATTCACTACCTGCTACTTATGACGTAGATGTTCAAGTATCGGCATCGGGAGCATATGCTAGTTCTAGCACTTTTAAATTGCTTTTTACCGCTATGGATGGAACAAATGCTGCGGCTGAAGGCGATATTACTGACACAACAGTAAGAGTTAGACTATATGGTTTGCTTTGAGGTGATTAAGTGAGAGTAAAAAATACTACGGGAGGAACAAAAATTGTTCTCGGCAGGTCATATCTCGGTAATCAAGAATTTGATGCTGATGAAGAAATGCGTGGTATTTTTCTAAGAAACGGTTTTACCATTTTGGAAGAAACTGTGGAGGAAGTGGAAGAGGTTGTTGAGGAAGTTTCCGATGATACAGCCTCTCCACTCCCCGACTTAGATAGTATGACAAAGAGAGAATTGCAAGCACATTTGCGCTCTCTAGGAATCCCATTTAAATTGTCGCAAAACAAGTCTGACCTTGTTGGTCTACTAAGTGAAGAAGAGTAAGTTTTATTACTTACCTATCTTTGCGTATAACTAAGGAGATGAAAATATGCCTATGAATTCAACAGAAATAACAGCCAATACAATTCTATCTACTACGGGTGGAAACTTTGAAGGACTAATTTACTTTAACGGTGGAACAGCCTCAGTAATTAACGTATTTGATAATACGGTTGCTGATTCTCAATTCCCGTGTGATTATAACAATGACCCAACTATACAACTTGCTGATACTTCGGTATTGGCAGTAGGTATGTTTGTAACAGGAACAGGTATTCCTGAGGGTGCTACAATTGCCTCAATTACAGACGCTAATACATTTGAATTAAGTGTATCTACAACAGGGGGTAATCGTGGAGGCGGTGATGGTCTATTGACTTTTATTGACACAACAAATCAAATTGCTAAATTCAAAATAGCCGCAGATACCTCCGATGTAATTAGAGGTCTTGACATTATTTGCAGAAATGGTATTAAAATTATTGCTGATAACTTTACCTCACTTGAAATCTTTGCCCTTAGTAATTAGGGGGCTAAAGGATGACAAATATACCAGAATTCTCATACATACAACCTGAGGATATTAAAGAAGGTAAGGCGATACCGTAGTTAGAAAGACATGGAATGTGGGCTTTGCTAAGGAGGCTTTTATTGCCTTTATTCTTTATGAGGCTTCAACTATTAATACAAGTCTAAAGACAAAAATTGGCGATACAAATACCACCTTTGGTCTAAAAAACATAGCAACCTTCTTGTCTAGAAATCACAATATTGGTGGTTATGACGATTCGGAGTTTGATAAAACCAACCGTGATGCTCTAAAAGAAATTAGCGATATGCCTTTGCGTAGTTTGATAGGTGCAGTAATGCCCGAAGAAAGTGAAACTAAAGTAGAAGAAGGTTTCTTTGACCAAAATACAAGAGAAAGATTAGGAAGACATTTGTTTTATGCTGAACAGCATGATGAAATGTTGATTGTTATGAAAGAAACAAATTTGCCACTTTCTAATCAAATTACTAACCAAAGAACTTCCTCATTGAAGAAAATAATGGAGTTTAAAGTTGGCGATTTAATGGATGAGAGAAAAACTAATCTAGATTTTATTACCTTCTTTGATATTTTTGATGATGACTTTGTAAGATACTTTGGCGAATTGCTTCCTGTATATGCATACAGAAATAAAAAAACGAAGGGTAAAGTTACCGAAGAAATAAAAAATTACTTAGAATCTTTTCAAGATGAACAAAAGAAAGCCATTGCCGTTAGGGGTTTAATTGACGGTGTTGCTAATTATCTCGATACTGCTATTAAAGAATATTATGGCGGTATATTCGACATGGGGGAAGGAACACGATTAGGTGTAATGGGTGAAATAGAAGAAAGAGTAGGTGGGGATATTTACGAAGAAAGACAGATGGGTTCAATTAAACTTTCACCGTCTGAAATTACAATTATTCAAAATCAACTTTTACCATTGGGTGAAGAAAATGCTAGAAGAACGGCTGAGGAAATTTTTGGAACAGATTCAGTAATCCAAGTGTCATTTAGAGGTGGCACGGGATTTATGGAATATGAAGAAAATCCAGTCACTTCAGGAGAAAGTGGAACAGGTTTTGACCCTGCGGAAGATTATAGAGGTAAAAGGGGAGTGGAAATTAATCTAGAAGCCATGTCTAGAGAACAATGGGAAAACCTAGTAGCCACACTAATACAATATGGTGGAAGAGGTAATAGCAGGTCGCTTCAAGGTAAAGGTAAAGCAATTCTTATGGATGCAGTAGAAGGTTTTGTGGAAAAAAAGAAAACAGAAATATTTGGTTCTATGCGAGAATTTGCTGAATTTGAAGATGAAGTTAATAGTAGAATTGAAAGCATTTATGCTAGTTCTAGAGAACAACGAATGGTTACACCTCAACAAAGAGATGAATTTGAGGGTGCTGATTCTTCTGTATATTTAAGTTCAGCCGACCTATTGGAATATTTGAGGAAATTGTATAGAGAAGGCGAA